GAATTCTATGACAAACGACACGTTACCGTGCATCAAGGTATCGACTACATCGCTATGACATACATCATGAATCCAAGAGAACAGAGCTATCCGCCAAGCGATGGCTATTACAGCATGGTAAGTCAAGGATATCAACAGTTTGGGTTAAATCAACAGCAACTATTAGAAGCACGATCACGTTCAAATAGGGAGATATGGATCTATGAATAAATTGATATTATTTTTAACATTGGCCGCAGTTGGGTGTGCTAACACCCAACTATTAGATCAATCCAAAAGAGAAGCCGCATATCGCAGGCTCATAGATGAAACCCAAAATACAACCACGCCAACAGCTGGTCCAGGATCATTGGAAATGCCACAGGAATGGATGGACCAATGGCAGGACAAACCAATTGACAAAAACCAAAATATATAGTATAATGCTTTTAACGTGATAGATTAATCACATAACTTGAAAGGAGTTCATTCGTGAACATTAAGAAACTTAGTCTTGCAGTCGCTGGCGCACTGTTAGTAGTAGGTTGTGCTAGCAATAATGGCATCGTAAAAAATGCAGATCTTAAACCAGATACTGACAGTATCCGTCCAAAACCAGTAAGTGCTGTGTTCCACAGACCTGAAGGTGCTATGACGATAACGTTCAGTAACGATGGTAAGTTCTTAGAAATCACAAGTAAAGGCACAGCACCTATCGCAGGTAATAATGCTTTTAGTATTGAAGATGCCGCACAAGTGGCTCAATTACGTGCTAAGAAAAACATCGCTGAATTTATTTCAACCCAACTTAATACTACTCGTTCATTGAAAGTATTATCTACAACTGTTCAAAAGAGCCTAGAGAATACTACAAATGGCATGGCAGAAGAAGTCAAGGTTGACGATAAAGACTTTGACGCTGATGGTAATCCAGTGATTACTCGTGCATATGATGATGGTAGCCGGGACAAAGTCGCACTACCCAATGACAAAGATCCTAATACCAACAGTCAGAAGATCGCACAGATCCTACGTGAAAATATCTCAACTTCCAGCACTGCGTTACTACGTGGTGTGATGACAGTAAGTGAAAAGATTGATCAACAGGGTCGAACTATAGTAGTCGAAGTTAAAACGGGTGTCAATACTGTAAATGCTTCAAACGAACTACGTAAATTAATGGGATCTAACTAAGATGAAATCATTTATAGTCGGAGTTGTAGTTGGTATAATAGTATCCACTGTTGGCTTTGGTGGTGTTGCACAGATCTTAGATCATGGTGTGAGCAAGGTCAAGACCACTAGCCAAGAATTGGCACAAGAACCTACCAAATGAAACTTTGGCTTGCTTTAGGCCTGCTGTTAGTATCTACTACAGCTTATGCTGGAACTCGTGTGCAGGTAGAAGGGCACGGATCCACAGAAACCGAGGCCAAACAAGCGGCATTTGATTCTGCTATCACGCAGGTAGTTGGCCAAGTCATAGTCAGCGATCGAGAAGTCCGAGGAGACCAATTGGTTAAAGACTTTATCGGCGGATACAGTGCAGGCTACGTTGAAGATTTTAACATCTTAGAAACACGCCGGGATCATGATAGGATAACTGTTAAGATGTCTGTATCTGTAGCGTCCAGCAAGATAGCACAACGCATGCTGAGCCGAGGTTATCAGGTCACATTAGTAAATGGTCCACAGCTACAGGCACAGTTAGAATCACAGTTAGCTCAACGTGAGCGTGGTGATCAATTACTGTCAAATGTCTTATCAAGTTATCCTTATAATGCTTTTGTGATTAAAGCAGATAGGACTGAATTAGTGATTGGTGCTCGCAGACAAGTAACTATTAATGTGCCTTATGAGATCTCGTGGAGTAGATTTTGGTTAGATGCCTTAGATGAGACCTTGGGATTGATAGCGGTCGACTCCAAGACGTGTAGCAGTTTTTGGATAATGCAAGACAACAAACTGCGTATAAGTCCCAGGCCGGGATTATCTACCCAGATGACTGATACTCCCTGTGGACAAGAAGCTGACCTACGTGTAAAAAATAATAGGACAGTTAGTTATTATTTCCATGATAAAAAAACTTTAGAATTAGTCAATCACCTACTACAATCGCCAATTGGTAGACAGCATATTGGTCTGCGTGTCAACATAAGAGATGCTGGTGGAGCCGTAGTAGACAGTGGATGTGTTCGTGTAGATGCCGCATCATTCCTTGGTTATACAGAACCGACGAACGAAGTCGTGCATTGGAATGATAGATCACGTAATCTGAGACCTTATATAGATGGTCAAGGAAAATATAGAGATGTATTAAAAATGAACATAACATCAACTGGCGAAATAGATGAAATAGCCAAAATTGATTTAACTATTGAAAAAACCTGCACATGAGGAGTGTAAGAATGAAAATAAAAAGTATTTTAGCAGACATAAAATTATTCGTATTAAACAAACTACATTGGTGTAAATTATTCTTAAAAGATCTGACACATGATCTTAAACTAGATGGTAATCACGATCTGCGTATATTCGTGTTCGTTCTGGTCTATGTGTTATTCAGCGCCGTAGGAGCCTATAACTTTGCACACCTAGCGGCATTCTTGTATATCGTTTGGTTATTGGAGAGACAGCATGGCAACTAAGAAAAATAAAGAAGCACAATGGCCGTTTCCTGCGGGAGAAGTGCCCAAGACAGCCAAGGCTAAAAAGCCTACTAAGAAAGAGCTTGAAGCACAAAAGCTAGCTGAACAAGAAAAACTGATACAGACTCTTAAATTCACTCCACGCACCTATCGTGTCAGCATGTGGGGCTATGGTGGTGAATATGTAATGGGCACAGTCAGCCGTGAGATCTACGATTATTTCAAGGCCAATCGATTAAGCCTCAGTGATTTTGCCTGGGACAGTGACTATGCTGAAGCCAAAGAAATCCCAGAAGACATGTGGCCATTTAGTCCAGGATCATGGTATGACTGTGATAATATCTGTCACACCAATGGTGTCAGCATGAATGCTGGCCATATACAGGTTGATGATGAAAATGGTAATGAAGTGTTAAATCGTGAGTTAGAATCATTAGATGGCACAGATATCGGACTGTCAACTGAAGGTGAATACTATGTTGAACACAATGATGGTGTGGTATACTTTGGTCGTAGCAACGAAAAAGGCACGTTCTTTGATGCAGAATTACCATTAACAGCACCGTTTGATCCGGAAAAACTCTGTATCAGCAGTGATGATATAGATGGTGAATCTATCGCTTACTCTATTACCTATGATGGCGAAGAGATAGAGAACTATGGAGCCAGCACTGATGGTAAGAGTTCGGACTTTTATTTTTACGTAGTTGAAGACAATGAAATAGTTGAAAGCTACAATGAACCTGTAAGCGATTACGTCAACTACTGGCCAGAAGATTACGAACAAACTAAAGATTTTAAATTTACCAAAAAGAATCAACCACCTGTGCCGGGTGAGTATAAATGCGAATGGTCGCCAGGATTCGGAACCAGTTATGGTAGCCTAGAGTGGACGGGTGATAAGTGGGTGGAGTATGAGTATGACCAACCTAAGGAAGTTACAAAGGTTAAAACCTGGAGTGGATTGAATTGGGACACTAGCGATATGAAGAACAAGCCTAAACGCAAACCTCGCAAGCCAAGGACAGAAGTATATCCTTATCCAAGCCAGGCAGTGCTAAAAGCCCAGGAGGCATAGTGGCGATTAATCCAAATCCCAGTGTGATTATTGGAGGTAGCGGTATAACTAACCCAAGTCCAGTTTATGTTAGCAGTGGCACAGGTTCTACTTGGGCCAGCACCAATGCTACTACTGCAACCGGCAAACTCAAAGTCGAAGGCAAAGAAGCTGACATATTCATAAACGGACAAAGCCTTAGTGATTGGATGTCAGCTGTAGAACAGCGATTGAGTATCCTACGACCCAAAACAGAACTATTAGAGAAATACACGGCCTTACAGGAAGCCTACGAACACTACAAAACACTAGAAAGATTACTATATGAGCAAGAGTAAACTAACCATCCGTGTCCATGATCTAGATAAGATCAATAGCATTATCGATTGGTGCAAGACTAATTTGGAAGAGCATGAATGGGACATGACACCCATACACCTGTTCAAACCAGCGGACTATAGGTTCCATTTTGAGTGTGAAAAAACCCGTTTACAAGTCATACTAAAGCATCTATAAACTAGTTGACAATTTGGTAAAAAGATGCTATAATTATACTATATAATAACAAAAATGGACTACTAGTATATGCAGATTTTACAAACTATCCTAATGATCTATGCGGTTTTCTGCGTGGCATTTACCACCATATTCATCATCAATCTGGTGCGTAATGTCCGTAGAGAGATCAACTTGATAGAAGATGTAAATCGTTTCAAACAAACTGTTAAACTAGTCTATGTAGAGCAGGTAGATGGTATGTATCGCATGCATGACAAGTTCACGCATCACTATATCTGTCAGGCCACAACAGAAAAAGAATTATGGGAAACTGCTGATGCTATGTTTCCTAACGTTAAAATAATGTCAACAACGATTGGAGCAGAGGTCAAGAAACTATGAGCATGCATATGGAAGGTCCTTGGTTATCAACCACAGGCAAGAAAAAGGGTAAAAAGAAGTTCCGTAATGCTGACGTTGCTAACCGAGCGCGGCAGAATGCAGAATCCTGGAAGGCTTTTTTAGATAAATGGGGTGTTAAGGATGAAGTTAAGGCTACCAAAATACAACGACCTACCCGGTTCGATCCAGTTGTTCGTAATAGTCCTGTGGTTGATCCTAAGCGCCTTACCCACAATATTCCTAGCGTGGTTACTGGACAGGGTATAGCCGCTAAGAAACCCGTGCAACAGTATACAGGTGATGCCATGATTGGTATTGGTGTCCTACACAAATCAAATTCAGTGCCGATCTTCAGCAAGCAAGATGCCACTGATATCAGCAAGATGAGGAGAGGTTAATGGAATTCAAAGACATACCGTGGCGAGACAAGATATCAGAAGATGATCAGATCGCTGTTTATCTTGACAAGTATCCGGTAACTAAAGGACATATACTGGTAGTGCCTAAGTATAATAATCTCAACTGCATGGCAGAAGCATTCAAGTATGCTATGAGCATCGGCCGTCATCAGGTAGCCATCGGTGAGTGGGATGGATTTAATGTGGGCATGAACAACGGTGAAGCCGCAGGGCAGACAGTCATGTGGCCACACATACATGTCATACCTAGACGCTATGGTGACGTCGAAGACCCTGTAGGTGGTGTGCGTAACACTATCCCAGGCAAGGGTAACTATAAACTATGGTAAAAGGAGAAAACATCATGTCAAAATTACCTCATACTAAATTAGTCGTAGCATTGTTATTATTCGTATTGTTCTTGTTGTTGATGATTCCGTTTGTGCGTGCAGAAGATCCACCCAAGGCTAATCAATACTATCTCAACTTAACCAAACAGCATTTTGATCTAGCTGTTACACAGTTTGATCAAAAGGACCTATTTGCGGCCTGCTCTAATCTACGCATCAGCAAGAGCTATGCTCGCCATGCAAATGACAAGATAGTCTATGAACACATCACTCTACTGTTAGACAAGATGTGTAGTGGAGACAGTTGATGGGTGATGAAAAAGAATATGAAATTTGGTTGGACGAACTATCTGACATTAAGATTGACACCAGTGACATCAACACACAGGAATGGGACGATTGGATAACCCAATATACTGGTAAATTAGATTTAGACATCGGTGAATATTATTCAGATAGTCGTTTAAGTGCCAACGATATTAATCTCACAGCTGGTGGTGAGGAGATGCTACGTGTGGCCAAAGACGGATTCTATGTTCGAGGTGTTAGGGTAGAAGCCGATGCTAAGGAAGCTAAAGCTGTCTACGAAGCGTTTAAACAGTGGATGACCTACGCTATTTTAAACGGTGAGATCAATAATTAGTTAAATACATATTATAGGAAAGGAAGATTTGGCTAAAGAAGACGTATTAAAATTCACAGGACGAGTAGAGGAAATATTGGGTAACAGTATGTTCCGTGTGAAACTTGAAAACGGACATATGGTTACTGCTTACATAGGTGGTAAACTGCGTATGCATACTATCAAGATCATCCTGGGTGATGAAGTAGATGTTGAGATGACGCCATATGATCTTACCAAAGCTAGGATTACCTACAGAAAATAATATGTTTAATTTTATCAAATATGTTACAGTCACAGAAGCCAAAGAGCCTAAAACTCTTACCCATACTTCTTTGCCTTACAAGCGTGATGCCTTAGAACCCAGCATCTCAGAAGAGACCATAGACTATCATTACGGTGAGCTGTATGGTGGTTATGTCAAACGCTATAACAAGGGTGAAGGTGACCCAGAGTTCAATGAAGCTGGTGCGTTCTTGCATGACATCTATTTCACACAGTTCCGCGAACCTAAATCAAGCAATCCGCCCACAGGCAAGAGCCTGGAACTAATTGAAGAACACTTTGGCACGTATGAAAAGTTCCAAGAAAAGCTCGCAGAAGAGGCCATGAAGATACAGGGTAGTGGTTGGATCTATTTGTCCTGGCGCGGCGAGATTAAAACAATCAAGAATCACGAGATACGCAAAGATATAGCATTGTTAATAGACTGGTGGGAGCATGCTTGGGCTTTAGATTATCAAAGTGATAAGAAAACATACTTACGTAATACCTGGAAGATCATCAACTGGGAAATAATCAATCAAAGGATATAACATGGAAGAAGTCTTAGAACAACCACAATTAGTCAAGATGGCACCAGGTGCTATAGCCAAGATCAAAGAGCTGATGGCAGAAGAAAACAATCCTAATCTAAAATTAAGGATGTTTGTCAGTGGTGGCGGCTGTAGTGGTATGCAGTATGGATTTACCTTCGAAGAAGAAGCCAACGAGGATGACTTTGATCTAGAATTCGATGGTATACATCTATTGATCGACAGCATGAGCAGTCAATACCTACATGGTGCAGAAGTAGATTATACAGAATCATTGCAAGGTAGCCAATTTAGTATCAAGAATCCCAACGCACAGACCACCTGTGGTTGTGGATCAAGTTTCAATCCAGGATAGTAAACCTTGGCGCGGACCTGCAACGTTCAACGACGACAATCCGCATCCGCTGACTCGAAACGCAGGATGGGCTGAGCTCACGGGGTTTGTTAGGTTCCTGACACAAAAATACCTAACACTTATTTTAGGGATTTTCAATGAAAATTGCACTATGTTTCAGCGGCCAGAACCGCACTGGTCATGTTACCGCTGATAATATCAAACGTTATGTAGGTGACCTACTACCAGATTGTGATGTGTTTGCACACTTCTGGGATAGTGAAACTCGCGGCACTGGCTACGCTAATCGCCTAGGTGCTGTCAGCACAGACACAGAATGGCATAGTCCCCAAACAACTAATCCAGAAAAAAATGTAGAGTTTTATCGTGCTTGGGCACCACGCACCATCATGGTAGAGGAATATGATCTACAACCTAATCGTCCTAAATGGGGTGGCCGTCGTTGGGATCCAGTAGAAGGCAAGTGGCATGTCAGCATGTGGCGCAGTTTATATGAAGCCAACAGGCTAAAGATGAATTACGCACAAAAAAACCAGATAGCCTATGACTACACAGTTCGTCTACGCAGTGACCTGGTATTTGACTCTAGCAAGAGTCTCAAAGATGATCTAGCCTTGATACAGAATCCTAACATGTTCTTGTTTGGTGATCACTATGCTATTTGGCCTATACATGGTATGACCCGTGTAGAAGACATCCTATGGATTGGTCCTAGCAAACTCATGGATCAGATATCTACTTATTATGCTTGCTATACCAATACTGTGTCCAATATCGACAATCCACACGAACCAGGATATCAAGATTGGCAGTGGCATTCAGCACATTGGATCACACATCAATTAGGCTATCAATTCTATGCTTTAGCCAATAATCAGATGCGTATATATACCGAACAGGACATAGAACTAGGTATAGATCCGCTTGATCCAGGATTTGGTCCTGCACCTAGATACGGAGCATTCCACAACAAAAACGTATAAATACTAGATAAATTAGAGGTCTAGTATGGCAATTACATTAAGCAACGTCAATATAGGAACGGGTCCAGGCATAGGTGATGGTGATCCCTTACGCACAGCATTTACTATAATCAACAACAATTTTTCACTGCTACAGACCAATGTAAATCTGCTGACAAATAGCGTTACATCAGTGGCAGGACGCACAGGCAATATAACCCTAACTATATATGATATCTTAGGATTCCAAGGACTTAATCTAGTCAGCAACGCAGCACCCTTATACAGCAATAGTTCAGGAACCAAAGGACAAGTTATAGTCAGCGGTGGCAATTTATACATCTGCACTGCGGCTAATACTTGGGTTCGCACCGCAGTAACTACCTCGTTCTAATAAATCAAATCATCGATAAATAGTGTATATAGGGAAACTCTAGAGCACTATTATGACCATAACCACACAATCTTTTGTAGCAGTTAACGTAGGCACAGCGGCCAATGATGGCACAGGTGACGAGCTACGAACCGCGTTTATTAAATTAAACAGCAACTTTAGCAATATCAGCACCAGCGGATTCAATGCTGGAAATATCCTAGCCGCAGGTAATGTGCAGGCAGCATATTTCTTAGGAGATGGTAGCCAACTAACTAATATTTCAGCAGCTAACGCTTATGGCAATGGTAATGTTGCTACATATCTAACTACATATACAGGTCTGGTTGGTGCTAGTAACGTGTTTGTAGCAGGTAATGTCACCGCACAGTGGTTAATAGGTCAGGCTAATTTAACCAGCTTGCTAACACAAGATCTAGCTGTTAGTGGTATGTTCTATGCCAATTCCGGCACAGCATCAACATCAACGGGCACAGGTGCACTAGTAGTCACTGGCGGCCTGGGTGTAACAGGTAATATCACCTGCGGTAATTTGACTGTGATTGGTAATATAACCACAGTTGGAACTTCTAGTCTGACTGTATCAAACAATTTTATTTTCCTCAGCAATAATAATATTTCTAACGCATTAGATATTGGATTTGTTGGACAGTATGCAGTAGGTCAAGGCAATGTCTACACCGGACTAGCTTATCGTGCTACTGATGGTATTTACAGATTGTTTAGCAATCTAAATCCAATACCAAGTTCTACTATCAATATGGCTAATGTAACCCCAGCAAGCCTAGCATTGGGAAATATCTTAGCTGCAAATATCATCGGAACAATAATCACACCAGTACAGGAATACATAACATCTGTCGGTAATCTAGCTAATCTGAGATCAAGCGGAAATATTACTACAACTGGTTATTTCTTTGGTAATGGTAGCCAACTAGCAGGACTTGTATCTTACAGCAATGTTTATGTTACCACTTACTTGCCAACATATTCAGGTAGCCTAGGAAACATAACAGCATCTAATCTAGCAGGCACGACAATCACAACAATCTACAGCAATATCGCTGTTAGCAATTCAAGTCTGAGAAACTACGTTGATGGTCAAATTACTGCGGCAAATTCTGCGATCACAGCAGCTAACTTAGGTATAATAGGTTATATAGATAATCAAGTAAGTTCAGCTAACGTAGCTTGGCAATCCAATGCGTCTGCACAACAAACACTGATCTATAATCTACAAGCCAATGCCGCTACACAAAGCGATCTTATCATAGGTATCAATGCTAATGTCACACAGGCTAATCTAGGTATGAAAGGCTATGTTGATCAGCAGGTCATAGCAGCAGGTACCTACGGTAATGCCAATGTCCAAACATATCTTTCAGCAGTAAGCGGTAACATAATTCCAAGTGCCAACGTTACTTATAGTTTAGGTAATGTGGCCTATCAATGGAAGGACCTATATGTAAGTTCTAATACTATCTACATTGGTGGCACGGCATTGACTATCAGCAGCGGTAATCTGACAGTTGGTGGAAACGTCGTATCGGGTGCTGTATCTGGTAGAGCTAATCTTTCTATTACAACATCATCTATGGCCGATGGTGCTAATGTTACAGCCAACATAGCAGGATTTAAGTCTTACGCATTATTTAAGATCACTACTTCTGCGGCGGCCTGGGTAACTGTTTATACTGACAATGCCAGCAGGACTTCTGATACGATCAGCGGTAGGACTGAAACGCAGGATCCACTTCCGGGATCAGGTGTTATCGCAGAAGTTATTACCACTGGTGCTAATGCTATCGTCATGTCTCCGGCAACTATTGGATTTAACAATGAAGCTACTCCAACTACAAATATACCTATTAGGGTAAAAAACAAGAGTGGCAATAGTGCGGCAATCACAGTGACACTGACTCTACTACAGATGGAATCATAGCCGATGGCTCTACTAGAATATATAGTTACGCTTAAAAACTTTGAAGATCTAGAAAGTTTTTATGATGACATGGAAACACCAGGTGGAACTGTTTATATTCCCAACAGGGCAGTGGGCTTGGCCAATCGCAGACCAATCAGCAGAAATACACACTACTATCTCACAGAATCCGAAGCAGAACAGCTGCGTGGCGATTCGAGAGTCCTAGCGGTCGAACAGCTACCAAGTGCTAGAGGCATATTTCCTAAACCAACTTGGACTCAGACTGCTAATTATGAAAAATCTGCAACCATTGACAGCAATGATAAAAATTGGGCCTTATACAGATGCACAGAAGGCGCACAAACCGAGGGTTGGGCTACCAATGGTAATGCTACTGTATTAAATCGCACTGTAAATGCTACCAGCAGTGGTAGGAACGTAGATGTAATAATTGTGGATTCCCATCTAAAATTTGACCATCCTGAGTTCGCAGTAAATCCTGATGGAACCGGTGGATCACGTGCGATTCAATTTAATTGGTGGCAATATAGCGCCAATATTGGACTAGCTACCACTGGTTCATACAGTTATTCAAGCGTGGCTGATAGTCATGGCACACACGTAGCAGGAACCGCAGCAGGCAATACACAAGGTTGGGCTAGAGATGCCAATATCTATAATATTGAATTCCTTACAGCTTATATTTCTGGTTTGCCAGGATCCACTGATTTTGATTTATATGTATTTGATTATATCAGAGAATTCCATCGCAACAAACCAATCAATCCTGTTACCGGTAGGAAAAATCCCACGGTGGTTAATAACAGCTGGGGGTATAATTATAATTATGGCGGGGATTATTATCTGACAGGTAACACAAGTGTTAATTATATTGCTTCTATTACTTACAGAGGTGGAACAACTACTTTATCAGGATCAGATAATAATAAAAAAACCCAAGCTCAAGACAATGGTGTTCCTGTAGTAGGCACTGATGGGGGAGGTCGTAATATAATCCCAAGTGCTTTTGCTCCACCTGCTAGAGTGGCATCAGTTGATGCAGATGTAGCAACAGCGATTAGCGAAGGCATAATAGTCATTGGAGCCGCAGGTAACGAATATTGGAGATCTTGCGTAGAAGGATCCATTGATTTTAATAACGCAGCTGAAGCTTATCTTACAGCGTATGGAGGTTCAACAAGTGTAAATCATAGTCAAGGTATGACTCCAGGCGCAGCTAATATAGCAATCTGTGTAGGTGCGATAAGCACATTCTTAGGAGAATACAAAACTCAATTTAGCAACTATGGCAGTAGAGTGGATATCTATGCCCCTGGAGATAATATTATTAGCGCGGTAAATAATTCAACAGGATTCTCAGGATATCCTACTCCAGTAGCCGATCCAAGGAATAGTTCTTACTATATACAAACTATAGATGGAACCAGTATGGCAAGTCCTCAAGTAACCGGTTGTCTAGCCTGCCTAGCTGAAACTTGGCCTAGCCTTACACAAGCAGAAGCAAGACAATATCTCGAAACTTTTGGCAAATACAATCAAATCACATCCACAGGTGGTGGTGCAGGTGATTACTATAGTCTAGGTGAATCAGGTGTTAATTCTAACAATCTCTACTTATTCTATAGATTAGAACGCAAGTTGTCAGGTGATTTACAACAAAATACCTACAAATTAAGACCTAGTTCGGGTGTCGCTTATCCAAGACCTAGGATTAAACGTTACGGTTGATCTTAATCTCCAAAATCTGATAAATAGTAGTTAAATAGAGATTGATTATGGCTACTATATCATACCAAATCACCAAAGGTATCAACTAATGGCATATCCAACCTGGATAACGGCAGCAGGTAACCTAGGTATTGTTCCAAGTCTGGAATACTATCAGTTTCAGCTTGACGCTTATGATACCGCTGGTGGAACACTAGCCTACACTAAAATTTCTGGAACTTTGCCGCCTGGTATACAACTTACAAGCGCCGGCATATTACAAGGTATTCCGGTCAGCACAGCAGGTCCCGATATTAATCAGGTCTATACTTTCACAGTGCGTGTAAAAAATCTAGCAGATAATCTCATAGCCGATCGCACATTTAATATAACTATTACCAACGTAGCACCACCTATAATCACACCTCATAGCGGATTTGGGGGTAATATAGATCTTGGCACATATTATGACGGCACAGTCATTGATATCCAATTAGAAGCTATTGAATTTATACAAGAAGACAATTTAACTTGGTCATTGGCTGCAGGCACTTTGCCGCCGGGGCTAAGACTTAGCCCAAGTGGATTAATCTACGGTTATATAATTCCAATACCAGTGCCAGGACCAGCTGGAGATCCAGGATGGGACGACACTGCTTGGGATGGAACATTCACTACTTCTACGTCAACAGGAATATTAGGATGGGATTTCAATGAGCAAAATCTCAGTCGATATTTTAATTTTACTGTAGAAGTGTCTGATGGCACTACCAACAGTGACACATCAACATATCAGATGTTGGTGGTTCCTCGATCAGCGGTAGATGCTGATGCTAACTTGATTACTGCTGACTCTACCATTTTAAATAGCAATGTATTTTCTATCACTGGCGGCAGTAACTCCTTGACCGTTGATGCCGGTGACAAGCACGACCCTATCATAATCAGCGTACCATCTGAAATATTACCAGAACGCCAAGGTGCTTGGTTTACTTTTAAGATAGAAGCTATTGATCTCGACAACGATGTGCTACAGTATAATATTCCAGCACTGTCTGTTGGTAGTTTTGATCAGCAGACTCCTACTGGCAATCCATACTTAGAAGCGATAGTAGTTGGCAGTAATATTACTATCGGAACTACGTCGCTGACCACCAGGACCTTACCAAATTTAGTCAATGGTGAGGCTATACAGGTCCTAGCACCATATACTGATGTAACCACAGGTGAAACATATTTCACATGGTATAACGCTACAGTGAATGCACACACTACTATACGTGTTACTGGTAATACCATAGTAGCAGGCACTGTTGGCACCTTTATTACACAGACTGTTGGCAGTGCCAATGCTACTATTACTAATATCAGTGCAACCACAGGAACTATTACCTTAGCTGGTAATCTCAGTTATGCTAACGTTGGTGATGTGATCAGGCAGACTACCACGGTTGGTGAAGCCACTGTTATAGGATTTAATAACAGCTACGATGCTAATGTAGCAAATCCAAATCAGCTCAGAGTTCAGTTTACATCAGGAACATTTGACACTGTAGGCAATATCACAGTCAATGGTATTAGCGTGGCCGCACGCCCAACAGAAATAGTGTGTAACACAGATATCAGTGCGATTTACAATACTTCTAATCTATTCCGACTGAATTCAACTGATGATGCTGCCAAAGTCAATGTCAGTGGCGTCTTGTTCTATGCTTATCCTACAACAGTGGTCAGTGTAGGAGTCAACGTTAGTGCTAGCCCTAGCACACAGGGTAATATAGGATTCGATGAAGACCGTTTCGATCAAGGTTCATTATCTATGCCAGGAACATTGAGCATAGATACTGATTCTGGGTGGATCACAGGATTCTTACCATCACAGGTAGCCGCATCAACAACTTATGAATTTGCTGTGCAGGTATTTAAGAGAGATTACCCAGAATACATCAGCGATCGATTATTTGTCATAACTATCTTAGGCAGCCTAAACAACACTGTCAATTGGTTGACTCCTAGTTATCTAGGCTCCATACAAAATGGCTCAGTTAGCGATTTATCTATTACAGCATTCAGCACACAGAACAAACAGGTATATTACGTCTACACACCTGGTGCATTCATCAATTTACCACAAGGGCTAAGACTACAGCCAGATGGATTGATCAGCGGACGTGTCAGCTTTGAACTATTCAGTTTAGATGCTGGTCTAACCACATTTGATAGTGATTTCACTGGTGACCCAACTACTACATTTGATCAAACCTTTCGCTTCAGTGTTAATGCTATCACCTTTGACGGAACAGCATCCAATACCAGAGTGTTTAGTATCTACGTCCGCGGTCGTAACATCAAACCATACGAAAATCTATACCTAGAAGCCGCACTACAACCTTATCAGAGATTAGAGTTCCGCGATATCACGCAGGATCAATCAGTGTTTCCGCCAGAACTGATCTATCGAGCGACTGATCCATGGTTTGGTATCAGTGATAGTATCAGGACTTTGTTCTTACCAGGACTAAGTCCAACAACGATGGCTACCTATGTTAATGCATTACAGACTAATCATTTCCGCAAACGCCTATTATTCGGTAACATAAAAACAGCCGTGGCACGCACTGACGGTGTGTATGATGTTTTAGAAAACGCCACAGGTGAAGTGATCGGCACTTACAATATCTATACTACTACATTCGTGCCTACAGATTTCAGCAGAGGATATACTGTATTGGCTAATGCTGTGCCTAGCGGAACCACTGTAGGTGATCAACATATTAAATATGAAGTAGTATATCTAGATCTCTTAGATGAAAATAGCAATGAGCAAGGTCAAGCTCCCGCAGATGTTATAAACTTATCTGGTATCATCAATAATCCTTATTATAACGATGCAGGTAATGCTTTTGTCATAGCTAACCCCAACGCATTTAACAACATGCGAGATGCTGTGATCAATTCAATTACCTATGCTAACAAAGGTGCACTACCAGATTGGATGACCAGCACACAACCAAATGGAACTATACTAGGATATACCCGTGCGGTAGTGTTGACCTATACTGAACCAGGTGCTAGTGAAACAATCGCATGGAGACTAGCACAACGTGGTTATGATCTCAATGAACTTAATTTTACAGTTGATCGTTATCAACTTGACAATAACTACAGTGCTAACTATGATATAGCGTCTAATTCATTTATAACCAGCACCGAAACTACCTTTGACAGATATCCAGCACTTCTGAGCACATTTAAATCTGTAGGTACGGTAGACTATGCGGTAAGCACAGCATTTGAAGAAATCAATGAGCGTGCGGTATCTACTATTATCGCCAGTGGTGGCTTAGATGGCGTAACCAGCTTCCGAACTGGAGATAGATTGGTATTTTTTGAACAGGAATTTAGTTCAGGACAGGATATTGGAGATGCTTACAATCAAGGATGGACTAACAGCACAGCACCTTGGGACGATCCTGATGTAAATGATGCGGACTGGGACGCTAATGGGACGCAAGGATGGGATGCCGCTGATTATGTTCCGGGATATAATGAGTGGATTTCTAGTAGAATAACCACAGGTGCTAATGTTACCTACAGCGTAGCTAACCAACGTATTAGCATCTGGCAGATCCAAATCGACGCTGAGGGATTCTTAAGATTAAGCCTGGCTAATGCCACTGCTACTCTTACCAGCATAACAGCCAATACCACTGGATATGGATCTAATGTCCGTGTTAGCACCACTGCTAATGTATTCGTTGGCATGAAAGTCATAGGCACAGGGTTTGCTAATACCTCTACTGTAACAGATGTGATAGGGTCAAATGTTGTAATATGGCCTGCTGCGACTGGTGCAGCCGGCGGAACTATCACATTTATTCCTACGTTGAACTTTAATCAAGTATTGTATGTAAGAAACGGATTAACCCGAGGTGGAACTAATATCTACTACGATCCGATTATCAAAGCCAATAAACTAATACCAAACTTCAGCAAAATACCACAACAGGTTAGAACTACGGTTACTATATTCGACGGTAATGGAACTAGATTCTTTGACTTCAGAGATACCTATACTGTTCCTGAGCAAGGGGATACAGCACTGATATTCCCGAGGATTAACGTGTTCAACTAAGTTTTTGGGCTGGGAAATCAGTAATAAATACACTAGTAGTCTGATAAATAAACACATAACGAGAGATTTTTAAATGAGTAATATTAATCCACAAAACATTGACGGCACGTATCCTATAGCAGGACAGGACAATAACAGCCAAGGTTTCCGCGACAATTTTACCAATACGGTAAACAATTTTACTTTTGCGGCTGCTGAACTAACTGACTTGCAGACTTATGCTGTGTTAAAAGGACCATTGGGTTCAGTAGGGCAAACAGGCACTCCTACTAACGTCATGGACTATACTTTTATAACCGAACCTCAGCTGTTAAAAGCAGTAGAAACCAAAAAAGACATAGGTTCAATTAGTTCAGGCAACAGTTTTGAAGTTGATTGGAGCCAAGGTCATTTCCAAACTGTATCAATTACAACCACAGCAGGCATGACTTTTGCTAGCACATGGCCAACTACAGATTTATGGACCAGATTAAGACTACAAATTACAGCAACTACACTATCTAATCTTACAATTTCAGGCACATATATTGAAAATATCAGCAGTATTCAAGGTAATTATGCTGGTAATGTTATACAGTTAGGCACTGGTGTTTACATATTCGAGTTATCGACTTACGATGCAGGAGCGCATGTTTGGATCCAAGACGTATTACGCAATTACGATATTGTAGCTAATGGGGCTTCATCTACATTTACAACAGTAAACGCAGGTTCTGTTAATGCTGTTACTATCGGTAATGCAGGTGCAACAGTCACTGGAACCACAGGTGCATTTAGTGGTAACGTAATTGGTGGCCTATCACGATTCGCAGCGATCAATTCAACTCCAGTTGGTAATGCTACTCCAGCAAGCGGTGCATTTACAACACTATCAGCAAGTGGGTTAACTACATTAACTGGTGGCATAAGTGGAAATGTTGTAATCAATGATCCAATCGGTGCAGGTAGTTTTGGTTCTAATCTAACAGTTAAAGGAACCATAACCTACAAGAGTCAAGATCAAGCAAATAATTTCAGTGTAGCCACAACCAGCAAATCCTTGACATTAGAACCAGGTGGCGATCAATTCTTATTACTAAATATCACTGCTAATTGTGCCTTAAACTATAATGCTACAATTACACGTGGACATCAGGCTACGGTTCATGTAAAAAATTCAGCGGGTGCATTAGCTTATGTAATCGTCCCAAACAATAATACAACTACCGGTAATGCTTTTATCGGTCTGGCAGATGGACAAGTAGGAACATTTGTATTCACTAGTTATGGCACAGATGCTGGTAATGTAATGGTAACAGTGACACGATAATTAACCAAAAATCATTGACTCCTTATGCTATAGAATATAAACTATAGTATAAGGAGTTTTCTTTTATGCATCCGCTTACACCAGATTTATCTAAACTGACAGATGAAGAACTATATACCAAGCGCAGCGAATTACAAAATCGTTTGGGCTTTGCTTATCGTATGGGGCATGGTGATATGGTTCACCAATTGAATTTGATAATCGGTGACTACGTGATAGAGATAGAAACTCGCAATAAGAAAATGCTGGAAGATGCACAAAAATCAGGCCGTTTAGGTCCAGATCCCGACTCAAAAGACATCACAAGATAATGAAATACGATCAATACGGACAGGCCTATACAGATAGTAACGAATTGTGTAACTTACTGTATAAAGATCCAAAATTAGATATCAGCAGGTTCCAAGTCGAAGACAGCCTAGAATACAATCGAAGTGTGGCAGAACTACATGCAGAATTGGATCTATTGGACAGCTATCACAGCATCAATCAAACGGTAGAAGAATTTGATCGTGTGCTACAGGCTAATTGGCGCATGCCCAAAGAATACAAGGATATGGATATCGCTGAATACGTGTTGGGACTGTGTAAAGCAGATCATGAACTACAGCGTGTGGGGCAAGAACTACTATTGTTTCAAGAACGTGACTTGTTTGATCTATTAAGATATTTGAAATATTTGGTAGATACCCTAAGGAAAAACAACGTTGTTTGGGGAGTAGGTCGTGGATCCAGCGTGGCTAGTTATGTGTTGTTCTTGATCGGAGTCCATAAGATTGACAGCCTTTATTATAATTTAGACATCGAAGAATTCCTTAAATAAATACGCATATATCAGGAGAAACACATTATGGCAGCAAATCACAGAACAGCTAGAGGTCTTCCGATCGATATGGATCGTTTGAGATTAGCCAACGAAACTACTATCGCAGTAGGTAATATGAAAACCAATGCCCGCGGAGATCAGCTAGGCCAAGGTGGAAAAATTATCAAAACTCGCGCACAGCTAATGAATGAAAAAAACAAACTGCATGGTCCAATGGCAGATGATTTTGAAGTATTAGAATCTTCAACAGCAGTGCCAGAACCAGTAGTGGAGACTGCACCTAAACCAGTATTACAACCTACAGTAGAACACGATACTCCTGTAGCAGAATCCAGTTCTACTCCGGCGTATGTTAAGCCTCGAGGCAGTTTCGCTGATGCTGTAGCCAAAGAAACAGAAGTTACCCAAGAACTTCTGGACCCTAGTGTCATTCAAACAAATAAACCAACAGGTATTCAACGAATTTAAGGACTAACATGTCAAGTTACGATGCAAAAAAAATCAAAAGTTTCCGAGCATTACAGAACTATGTTATAGTTACTGATATGAATTTCAAAGAAAAACTTACCAGCGGTGGTATCATCATCCCCAACAGTGATGGTAAATTAGAAGGTATACATGCCCGATGGGGTCGTGTTTATGCGGTTGGTCATCGCCAACAAGATGTCCAAGTTGGGCAATATGTCCTAGTCAAACATGGTCGTTGGACACGTGGCA